ATTTAAATATAAATTAAAAATGATTAACTATTATATGTCTCACGGACCAGGTAGATTTAGTAATATGAGAATAGGATATGGAAAAACTGACTTTGATATGACCACAAACAGCATCATTGATATCAGTGGGAATGTGGATATCAGCGGGAATGTGGATATCAGCGGGAATGTGGATATCAGCGGGAATTTGGATATCAGTGGGGATGTGGATATCAGCGGGAATGTGGATATCAGTGGGGCTTTGACGGTGAATGGTTCGCCAGTGGGAGGGGGCGGGTCACCTATAGGTTTTAGGGTCTGGCCTACTTCACAATCAATAGTGTCAGGCTATGTAATATGGACTGGCGTTGATTTTAATTCGGGAATATATAACACCACGACAGGAATATGGACTATAGCAGATGCGGGGACATATTTAATGAGTGTATCAATATTGACTTATATTGTTGTCTCTCAGGGTTTATATATGGGTTATATCAACTCTACTTTAATGAGAACACGAGGAGGAGTTTTAACAACTGAATTGAGGTTATTAAACTCATATAATAGAAATTCGGGCAACATCTCAAAATATTTTCATACTACGGGAATTTGTTTAATTGAATGTTTAGCTGGTGATACTTTTCAATTCTATCTGGATGGTAATTTCACATTCAAGTTTGGAACTTTATTAGATGGAAGTAACCACCAAGATAGTAATATAAATTTTCTAAAAGTAGCATAAAAAAAATAATATATTTATAATATATAATGGAGCATATGAAATTTTACGAAATACTGGGACAGACGAAATTATCATTCGGCGAAATCCCACATTATCCAACTATGGACGCTTCAGGAATGCCGATATTTCCCGTAGGAAGTAGCATAACAACCGAAGAGTTTAAATTAAAATATGATGAAGTAGAGAAGGATTATTCTATTAATATATTGAGATTGGAGAGAAATGTTTTATTGAAGGATTGTGATTGGGTTATGGTTACAGATTACAACCCGCCAAATAAAGATGAATGGGTTACATACCGCCAAGTTCTACGAGATTTACCTCAGACACAACCTAACATAACAACCGACAACAATGGAAATTTAATCAACCCAGTATTCCCAACCAAGCCACTATAACTATTAAAGAAAAAATTGATTATTTAAAACGTATTTATTATGTTTTACATAATGGCATTGGATATGCTTGCGAAGCAGAATCCGCACGAGCGCGACGCGCACATTAGTTTTGAAGAGGGACCGCACATTTACACGATTGACGGCGAGAGCGACTTCATGTCGGTGACCACGTGGAACCACAGTCATTTTGCCGAATTTCACGCCGATACCATCATTACGAATATGATGAAGGGCAAGAAATGGGAGCAGAGCAAGTATTACGGAATGACGCGTGAAGAAATCAAGGCGCAATGGGAGGCGAATCGCGACGAGGCGGCGCAGGCGGGCACGAAGATGCACTACGATATCGAGTGCTACTACAATGGGATGGACGTGAGCAACGACTCTACCGAATACGCCTATTTCAATCGGTTTCTAGAGGACCATCCCGATTTCGTTCCGTATCGCACCGAGTGGATGGTCTGGGACACGGAGCTGCGCTTCGCCGGAAGCATTGATATGGTCTATGAAAATCCCGACGGAACCCTGATGATTTACGACTGGAAACGGTCCAAAGGCATCAATAAAACGACGTCGTTTATGAAATTCTCCCACACGCATTGTATCGAGCACATTCCCGATACGAATTTCTGGCACTATTCGCTCCAGCTCAACACATATAAGGCGCTCATCGAAAAGAACTACGGAAAGACGGTTACCTCAATGGTGTTGGTCTGTCTCTATCCAGAGAATAAGAGCTACCAGCTTTTAAAGGTGCCGGACCTCTCGGAGGAGGTGAGCGACCTCTTTAATCTGCGACGCTATGCGCTGGATATAAAGGCGAACAACAACCTCTAATTCAATGTCTAAAAAATATAATAATATCATATCATATTTTTTTAATGCTACTCATAACTCTCACCACGAGATGGTGTTGCCGATGGAGACGTCGCCTCCCACGACGGCACCTGAATAATAGTCGTTTTTGATGGAGTGTGGAACGACGCCGGCTGTCATAGGAAACTCAACTGGAGCGGTATTGACCACCCGCACGACATTCCCTGCCAGAGGCGTATTAATGATACAGAAGAATGGACGCTCGTACCCGTTCTCGGTGTACAGTTCGACGACCTGTTTGTTGTTGTTGGGTCCCTGAAGGAGCTCGATTCGAGCGTTGAGCGGACGCCCGTCGGTCTGGAGGAGGACTTGGACGGAGTCTACGATTGGGTCGAAGGGGTAAGTGCGAAGCGCGCCTCCCTGGATTGTGGTCGATGAGGCAATACAATCATCCGATGGGACGTCGACGTCGTTGGCCACGACATCTGCGGAAAAGGGGAACTCGAGTTGGCCGATATTGCGAATGGCGATGGTGTTTGGACCGCGCGGAGTATTGATTGTCGCGCTGAAGGGGCGAAGCTGTCCATCCTCGACATACACGCGCATCTTACACGGAGTGTTGTCGGGACCGTTCCAGAGCTCGATATCTGCGTCGAGCGGACGACCCTCGGTCTCGAGGACAACGCACACCTGCTCCACAAAGGGGGAGCGGTAGGACCATGTGCGAAGCGAGCCACCCTGAACAAGGATTGGTGACGGAGGCGCCGGTCCAGGTCCAGGTCCAGGTCCAGGTCCAGGCATTGTGACCTTTTTGGCACCAAAGAGGTCTTTTGAAGACTTCGTGGCAGAATAAAGGTCATTCATACTCTTGAGTTCTGTGGGTTGGGAACCTGCTTTTGATGTTGGTGGCAAGAATGCTGACGTGGCACCGATTCCTAGAAGTAGCGTTACAAGACCGGTCTTCATAATAAATATAATTATTGTTTTTTGTTTAAATTCCTTTTTAAAACAAATTTATTAGTATTCAAGTCATACAATAAAAATAAATAATAATAATTATTAATACATTGGCTATTGCCATACCCGTTAATTAATCGTCACCGTTATAATGTATATCTTATAGATCCTCCCAAGAGTCAGGAACATCATCTTCCTCCACTTCGAGGGATTCAGGCAGCATATCATATGCTTCTGTTTCTTGGACGCCAGTGAAACAAAACCCATCTTCTGCGTTCTGTCGAATTAGCTTGGGAGGCGATGGTGGTTCTCCAGCCACACCCCACATATCATCCGCGGGGACCATAATAGTAAGAGATGATTTTTTCTCGACACTCTCTATTTGAAACAGTGATTTACGTGTTTTATTTACCTTATCGGTCACTTTCACATAGTCCTGGTATGATTTTTGTAGTTTTTTGCTTTTTTTACCTGTGATGTAGCACTTACTTCCCATTGTCATACACATTGACATCGTCTCGCGAAGACGCACCTCGTCCTCAAAATCCACAACACACACGGAGGAAAGGAGCTTCTCAATGTCTGCCTTAAGATTGGCTTGTTCCTCTTCGAGTTTCACCAGTATGGTCTTCTGGTGAATGTCGCCACGCACCTTAGGAATTGAGGGGCTTTGCGTAATAACCATTACCGGCACACGCGTGAGAAGGACGGACCGCCACTGCTTTTGGATTCCACCACGTGTAGTCTGGCGTATTTCCTTCGTGTAGAAGTAAAAGTTGTGCTTGGTGAAGAACCATACGAAGAAGCAGACGGCGATGTGGATGTGTTGGTCCAAATAGTCGTTTGAGGGTCCGTCGAGGTGCTTCTTAGTGAACGCGCGGACGAATGCGTATAGACGCTCTAATTCTTCAGCGTTTTTTGGCATCGCATCAGAGGGACGCATGCTGTATATCCACAGCGTGCGTGCGTCGTCGCCCATCTTAACTGCGCCCGGATTCACGCACTGAAGTTCCTTGAGCATATCCGAATTGGCGTGAATGTCGTTGAGAAGCGTCATCATGATTGCTGGAACGTGTAATACTGCGTCGATCTTCACGGTATTACAGAACACATTGGCGAGGTGGTCGCGTTTGCCTGTCTTGGTGTCCCATGAGGACGAGAGCTTGCGGTAAGTATTCGGCATCGTTCCGCACGACGGCGAATACATGTAAGGAGACTTTCTGCTGGCCATTGTTGCTTGCTTGTTGCTTGCTTGTTGTTTTTTGTTGTGCTGATATATTTTCAAGGTTAAAACGATTTCAATTTTATTTTACAAGGATTAACTCTGTGTTTGTAATTGCGATTCATCACATTTCTTACATTTACCTTTTCGAGTATGGTGTTTACAGAATTTATCGGGGTTACATTCCCAGCAGTTGTATTTCTGGCGGTTATGTTCACAGTATAAATTTGGAGAGCATATACGACAGTTGTGTCGGTGCTTATTATGCTCACAAAACGAGGACCCGTTACCACATTCCTCCTCGCGACACGTGTTCTTGCGCCTTCCGTGTACACAGATAAACACGCCACCACACCCTGCGCGACACATTGCTCGCTGTTTAAAATGACAACATAAGAGATTAGTCCCATTCCACGTATCGAATCGCTTCTTCTTTTTATTCCAGTAAATCTGATTTTGTTTCCGGTCACTGGTTTTTTGAGGTAGGAATGGGATTTTTGAGTTGACTTTTATCAGATTCATATCGGTATTCATATCGGTATAGGTATTATAACATATATTTTTGTATTAGTTGTGTTTCAATTTTATACTCTGCTCACAATTTGCGAATCTCTCTGAAGAGTGTTACTGCTCCGAATGCAGCAATACATATGTTAGCTCCGAGTATTATTTTTGGAATAATCAACCACTTATCAATATGAGTATTTTTATCATCAGAACTCAATTTGTAACGCGTTAGGTCTTGTATTAAGAAAAAACATATACAGGAGGCAATGATTAGAATGAGAAGACTGAGCGCAATAAACGCGGTGTTATATATTTCGTTCCTCTGCTTCCGGTAAAAACGACTGTAGGTTAATAGACCGAGAGATACCAACATATACTGACCAATTGTCCTCAACGACGACTGGTAGTAGGTCATAATATTATGTTCGGTTCGCATTATACTATAATGATAGAATAATTATAAGATTAAAGACATAGTCATATTACTATAGTAATGGAATCATTAGTAAAGCCGATTAGGATTGAACCTTATATGGATAATAACGAAGATAGTGCTCCCGTAACCGATAGTGCTCCCGTAACCGATAGTGCTCCCGTAACCGATAGTGCTCCCGTAACCGATAGTGCTCCGGATAAATTCAATAATTTATCTAAATATCCCAGTTTTCAGTGTTTACAACAATCGGAAAAAACGGATATAATTGGAAAAATTAACAGAATGCTTGAACGAGGCAAGTCTGAAAAATGGTTAATAGACATAAAGGAGTTGACAATTGGAACGAAGATAGGAGAGGGAAGCAACTCATATGTGAATATGTGTAGGTGGAGGGGGATTGATATCGTTGTGAAACGACCTAAATATAAGAAACTGTCTCAACTGTTAGACCTTCTTAACGAGATACAGATGTGGTCGCAGTTGCGACACCCATATCTGGTTCAGTTCTTGGGTGCCAGTTACGATGTAGAGGAGAATGATTTTTATATAATGATGGAGAAAATAGACGGTGACCATCTCGGTGAATTTATTACCAACAAGACACGCAGCAAGTCAATGTCGGCGAGTCTCTCTAGATACTCGCGCTATCAGATATGTAGCCAGCTTATTAATGTGATTAAATTTCTTCATTCGTGTACCCCTCCAATCATATACCGTGATCTAAAACCAGAAAACATAATGATTGACCGATTTAATAATGTAAAGCTAACTGACTTGGGATTGTGTCGTCATATGCCCGAAACGACAGAATTCAAACTCACAGGTGGAACTGGGACTATTCGGTATATGGCGCCTGAGGTTTACCTTGGAAAGCATTATAATCTTAAGGCCGATGTATATAGTCTAGGTTTCATTTTATATTATATATTCACTGGAATCAAACCGTTTAATGAATATAACACCAGCACAATTAGAACATATATGGAAAATACCGAGCTAATCCATTCACTAGACAATGTGAAACAAGCGGAGTGGAGAGAAATAATTAACAATTGTATTAAAAAAGATGCTAACCAGCGATGGGATATTAATAGGTTAGGTGACGAGGTGAATGCGCTTACTGTAGGAGATACGCAAAAATGTGCCGTGAGTTAAAGCTCTGAACTATTCAAAGCAAATTGTCTATACACATTATAATTGGATACATTACCTAAATCGTAGTGTTGAATAAATACCGAAACTAGAAGAATGCTCATGATTATCAGCATAAACGATGTAACCTGTTCTCCACCAATTATCCTTTCATAAATCAGCGCTATTTCCTTTTCTATTTTATCATTTTGTCTCTCTATTAGCATATCAGCCTGACTACTTAATTTTTCGTCATATTTAACCTGATGCTTATCATTACATATAATCTGTGATTGTAATGCTTTTACCATAATGGTTTGGTTCTCTATCTTCTTCCATATACAACGAAATTGTTCGTCGTTCGCCTCTAAAATAGAGAAAATCTCTATAAGTTCATTTGTTTCGTTAAAACTATCGTTTTCCATAATTGTTAATTACTAATAATATAAATTTAAGTCAATTTATAATAAATTATTCTGATAATGATAGCAGTTCTATATGGTTATAACTTGTTGACAATCTTAGAATATGTCTACAAGGACATGTACACGTATTGTTTCCGTATGCGTTTTTCATTTGTCGTGTGGCGCGGAGTGACTGGCGCGTTCGTATGTTACGACAATGCGGTGTGTCCAGAACACCGTGTGAATGACGTTTACAACATCCACATTTCAATAGCTTGTTCGTTATGAATATGAGTTCATCTTTATTAAAATAGATACCAAGCGACTTACCATAATTATATATATCGGGGAACTCATACGTGGTCTCTATGTCGTTGAGATGCCAATAGCGGCACATTTTTGGATACCACCAATTATAATGTTGTTCGCATAGCATTAGCGCAGCCTCTAATTGAATCTCCTTTTGGAACGCGGTGCTCAATCTTGGTCTAGCCATAAACATTATGATATCTGAAAGTTCTTTCGGGAGGTCATTGACACGTTTAATAAGGTCGTTCATTTTACTATAATATTAATAATATAGTATATTTTCAATTTAATAATTTAATAATAGTCTATTAAATTGATTTGTAAATTATCCTATAATGAATAGCATATGAATCAGCTAGTAATAACCGAAATCGAAGAGTATGTGCCAGTCTTCAACGAAGATACAGGCGAATATACCGACGCGTGTCCATATGAAAAATATACACGCGGACAACATTCGGTATATACATGTCGTTGTATATCCGGAAGAACTCTCAATAATCGCCAACAGTTTATTCAACATTTCAAGACCAAGGCACATGGTAATTGGATGAAAAATCTGGGTAAGGATGAAAATATTAAGTTAATCAAGGAACTGCGTATTGAAAGCGCAAAGAAAGATAATAAGTTGCGGATGCAGGCCCGCCACCTAAAGCGGCAACAACAGCGCATTGAAATTCTAGAGAACGAGTTGGTAGAGAATAAAAAAGCATCAGACAACATTATGAAATTTAATAACAACGTAATTAATGAGCTACAAGAAAACATCCAGCTTCTAGAGGAAACCACCGGTGCCAGTATTGAATATGAGAATGAGAACGCGTGGGAAGTATCCACGTCAGGGTCCGAAAGTGTAGGGTCTGTAATTACGAGTGATAATACCAACTAATTAAGAGGCTGGTCTTTTATCACACCTCTCTAGCATATAAGATACAAAACTAACGTTGTGTTTAATATTGTAATCTCTTGTGTAATACATAATTTGTCTTACTACCATACTATATCTGAACGATATCTCTGGGTGACTAAATGACATAATTTCATAAATAATGACATTTGGTAAGTTTTTTATTAACTCCATATTGTTATCTAATATCGCATGCATTATCTACATTCAATTTAACTGAGAAAAGAGAACTGAGAAAAGAGAACTGAGAAAAGAGAACTGAGAAAAGAGAACTGAGAAAAGAGAACTGAGAAAAGAGAACTGAGAAAAGAGAACTGAGAAAAAATATAATAGTTTATAAAACCTTGTTTGGAATTTTAATTAATATTAAATAAAATTAATATTTAACGATACATTCTGCACAAATATCCATCGGACTGCGTGTGAATTCGGGTTGGTTGATAGTGACGTAATTTGTTGTTAGTTGATAACAAGATTCACAACTAACCGGTTTGCCTTCCCACCACTCACTATCATCATAGTATTCGCCGTCATCGGTGTAGCTGTTCTCGCCCTCGTCATTAGGAACACTGTAATGATGAGCGCATACACGCGGAATGGGTGTAGAATCGCTGCTGTCTTGCCACCGAATATGAACGCTACCATTATCATTTATCGAAATATTTACACAAGTATTAGGTATATTTGCGAAGACAACGTTAATAAAATTTGTATATCCCACCTGTGACCA